TTATATTGAAAGTATTTTGAAGATGATTCAGAACAGAACGTTTCAGATCAAAAATGCTATTGAGTTTATGAGATTTAACGCTGGATTGGGGTAAATAAATACTCATAGCAAGAATGATGTTATGAGTGATGTAATTATTGAAAAGAAAAACGAAGTTTATATCAAACTGCATTGTGAATCTCACATTTTGTATGAACTTCAACCATATTTTACTTTTGAAGTTGAGTCTGCAAAATTTATGTCCCAGTATAGAAGTAGGCACTGGGACGGTAAGATTCGACTATTAAGTACTCATACAGGAGAAATGTATGTTGGTTTGTTGGATAAAGTTATCGACAAGCTAACTCTTCACAATTACACGTATGAGTTTAGGGAAAATAAATTTTATGGATTACCTTTTGAAGTTAATGAAGGTGTCTCATATGAAGGTGTCAAGGATTATATGTCCTCTATTTGTTCTCATTCTCCACGAGATTATCAGGTAGAGGGAGTATACGATGCTCTAAAACATAATAGAAAATTATTGATATCACCCACAGCCTCAGGTAAATCCTTGATGATTTATTCCCTCGTAAGGTATTATGTAGATAAAGGACAAAAAATTCTCTTAGTTGTTCCAACGACATCTTTGGTAGAGCAGATGTACAAGGATTTTGAAGATTATGGTTGGGATGCCGAGTCATATTGTCACAAGATTTATTCTGGAAGAGAGAAGACAAATGAACATTCAGTAACTATCACTACGTGGCAATCCGTATATAAGTTAGAACGTTCATTCTTTGAAAACTATGGTGTAGTTATAGGGGATGAAGCTCACTTATTTAAGAGCAAATCTCTTATTGATATAATGTCTAAACTTCATCACGCAAAATATCGGTTTGGATTTACCGGTACTTTGGACGGAACACAAACTCATAAATGGGTTCTTGAAGGATTATTTGGACCATCTTATAAAGTAACAAGAACTTATGAACTGATGGAGCAAGGGCATATTTCTCAGTTAGATATTCGTTGCCTTGTTCTTAAACATCTGCCCCAAAAATTTGAAACTTATGAAAATGAAATACAATATCTTATCCAACATGAACAAAGAAATAAATTTATCACTAATCTTTCTTTGGATTTAAAGGGAAACACTCTTGTTCTCTTTTCTAGAGTTGAAGCTCATGGATCTGTATTATACGAAAGAATAAATAACATTAAGCGAGATGATCGTAAAGTATTTTTTATTCATGGTGGAGTGGACACTGAAGAGAGAGAAATGGTTAGAGATATTACGGAAAGAGAAAATAATGCAATTATTGTTGCTTCTTATGGAACTTTCTCTACAGGAATTAATATAAAAAATTTACATAATGTAATTTTTGCTTCTCCAAGTAAATCAAGAATCAGAAACCTTCAATCAATTGGAAGAGTTTTGAGAAAGGGAAAAAATAAAACAAAAGCAGTTCTTTATGATATATCTGATGATTGCACGTACAATTCAAGAAAAAATTATACTTTAAATCACCTCATTGAAAGAATAAAAATTTATAATGAAGAAAACTTTAATTATGAAATAATAACTATACAACTTAAAAAAGATGGGAATTGAAGAAGATTTTTATTGCACGGTTAAACTAAAAACTGGTGAAGAAATATTTGCTAAAATAGCAGCTTCCGAAGAAGATGATAGAACACTACTTATCATTTCCAACCCTATAACTGTAGAGGAAATTAAAGGTAAGACGGGAATAATAGGATATAAATTAGAACCTTGGTTAAAAACGTCAAAAGAAGATATGTTTATTATTGATTTAAAAGATGTTTTAACTCTCTCTGAATCTTCTGATATTGAAATGATTATGATGTATCAAACTTATGTCAGACAGTCTTTTAAAAATCACTCAAAAGAATCTAAAATTAATCGTAGAATGGGATACTTATCAAATGTAAATGATGCTAAAGAAATCTTAGAGAAGCTTTATAGAGGTAAATAATATTCTCATCAAACCCAACAAAGGTATTCTACACAGTTTTTATACCCTTGTCAATTATTTGTATAAATGCTATAATCTATACATAATAGTAATGAACATTTATGATCACTACCGCAGTTATGACCAAAAGAAAAAGGTCTGAGCATTATGTAAATAATAAAGATTTTCTTTCAGCTCTTATTAAATATAGGGAAGATGTAGAAATAAGTTTTATTAAAAAGTATGGAAGAGAGCCAACTAAAGATGAGTGTGGTAAAAGTTGGGAAACAAAACCCCCAATTCCACGTTATATTGGAGAATGTTTTTTAAAAATTGCAAATCATCTTTCCTTTAAGCCTAATTTTGTAAATTATATGTTTAAAGAAGATATGATTTCTGATGGCATAGAAAATTCAGTCCAATATATTCATAATTTTAATCCAGATAAATCTCAAAATCCTTTTGCTTATTTTACTCAAATTATTCATTATGCATTTTTGAGACGTATTCAAAAAGAGAAGCGTCAATTGGAAATTAAAAATAAAATTCTTGAACGTTCTGGGTTCTCTGAGGTTTTTGACGATAATTTGCTTGACGGATCCAATTATAGTGATTACAATACTATCAAAGATGTAGTACATAGTAAATTGAGGTATTAATGCGTATTGCTTTAATTACAGATACTCACTGGTCTGCTCGTAAATCTTCAAGATTGTTTCATGATTATTTTGAACTTTTTTATAAGAACGTGTTTTTTCCTACTTTAGAAAAAGAAGGAATTGATACAGTTATTCATATGGGGGATGCTTTTGATAATCGTAAAAGTATTGATTTTTGGGGATTAGAATGGACTAAAAAAGTTGTCTTGGAACCACTTTCCAAATATAATGTTCATTTAATCACTGGAAATCATGATGTGTATTTTCGTAATACCAATCAAATAAATTCCCCCCAACTTCTTCTTAAGGATTATCCAAACATAACAACATATTCAACTCCAACTGAAATTAAAATAGATAATCTTGATATTTTACTTCTTCCTTGGATTTGCTCCGATAATGAGCAACAATCTTTGAGAATGATTCAGAAAACTAAAGCAAAAATTGCTATGGGGCATTTAGAGCTTCAAGGGTTTCGTGTAAATCATTCTTTAGTTATGGAACACGGATTAGAACCAGATATTTTTAATAATTTTAAAAAGGTATTTTCTGGACATTATCACACTCGTTCTGATAATCAAACCGTATTTTACATAGGAAATCCTTATGAAATTTATTGGACTGATGTAGAGGATACTCGCGGATTTGCTATTTTTGATACTGAAACCCTAGAGCATACTTTAATTGATAACCCATACAGACTATTTTATAACATTTATTATGAAGACACTGATCATAAGACTTTTGATGTAAGAAATTATGAGAATAAAATTGTAAAGGTAATCGTTCGCAAAAAAACTGACACTAAAGAATTCGAAAAGTTTATTGACAAACTTTATTCTTCTAATATTTCTGAACTTAAGATTATTGAGAATTTTTATATTCAGGAATCTAATGAATTTGAAACTTTTGAATCCGAAGATACTCTTTCAATTTTGAATAGATATATTGAGGAGGCAGAAGTAAATCTTGATAAATTTGTAGTCCGAAAAATACTTCAGGAAGTTTATCAAGAAGCGTGTGAAATGGTTTAATGTTTATTCTAACAATTAATGGCAGAGAGTCTGAAGGTGCATATTCAGTACTAAATGATGAAGGTGAGCGTATCTTATATCTCTTTGAAGAAGAAGATGATGCTACAAGGTATGCTATGATGTTAGAGGAAGATGAATATCCAGAAATGCATGTAATAGAGATAGAAGATGAAGTAATACTAAAAACTTGTGAAATATATGAATATCAATACGCAGTTATTACGTCTAATGACATTGTAATTCCACCGAATAATTCTGATTATGATTTTATTTGAAAATTTATTTAAAGAGGTGATTTATGATTGTTTTTAAAACTATAAAATGGCGTAATTTTCTTTCTACGGGACAGCATGAAACAGAACTTGAATTTACAAAAAATTCAACAAACTTGATTATTGGTACGAATGGCGCAGGAAAAAGCACTGTATTGGATGCTTTATGTTTTGTTTTATTTGGAAAAAGTTTTAGGCGTATTAATAAACCACAACTTATTAACTCTGTAAATGATAAAGATTGTAGAGTTGAAGTTGAATTTGATGTTGGAAATATATCTTGGAAAGTTGTTAGAAGTATAAAACCTAATATTTTTGAAGTATATAGTGATGATTTGCTTTTAGATCAATCTGCTAATGTATTAGATCAACAAAAGTGGTTAGAGCAGAATGTTATAAAAATGAATTTTAAAAGTTTCACTCAAATTGTTATATTGGGTTCTAGTACTTTTGTTCCTTTTATGCAGCTTTCTACTGCTCATCGTAGAGAAGTGATTGAGGATTTGCTTGATATTAAAATTTTTTCTTCAATGAATAATATTATTAAAGAAAAGATTCGTTCTGTTAAGGAAGATATTAAAGTTCTTGGACTCAAAAAAGAATCTCTTTTCGATAAAGTTAAGATGCAAGAAGAGTTTATTGAAGAACTTGAAAATCGTGGAAAAGATAATATAAGTAATAATAAACAAAAAATTTCAGATTTAGATAAAGAGATAGAACAGTATTTGCTCGAAAATAGTTCTCTAGAAGAACATCTTCGAGAACTTATTCAAGATCAAGATGTTATTACTGGATATGCGGAGAAACTTCGTAAGATGGTTAATCTGAAGGGTAAAATTTCTGAAAAAGTATCAACTATTACTAAAGAACATAAGTTCTTCACTGAGAATACGGTATGCCCTACTTGCACTCAACCCATCGATGAGAGGTTCAGAATAAATAGAATTAACGACGCTCAAAATAAGGCAAAGGAGTTGCAATCTGGTTATAAAGAACTGGAGGAGGCAATTAAAGAGGAAGAAGACCGAGAGCGTCAATTCAATACTCTATCGAAGGAAATTTCAAATCTAACGAATGGCATTTCTCAAAACAATGTTAAAATTTCTGGATGTCAGCGACAAATCAGAAGTTTGGAATCGGAAATTCAAAAAATTACCGAACAACTTGCAAATAGAAGTTCTGAACATGAGAAGTTAGAATCCTTCAAAGACAATTTAAAAACTACATACGACGAACTCGCTTCTAAAAAAGACTCAATTAACTATTACGATTTTTCGTATAGTTTACTAAAAGACGGTGGAGTAAAATCCAAAATCATTAAGAAGTATCTACCGCTGATAAATCAGCAAGTTAATCGTTATCTTCAGATGATGGATTTCTACATCAACTTCACTCTTGATGAGGAATTTAACGAAACCGTCCAGTCTCCGATTCACGAAGATTTCTCTTATGCTTCTTTTAGTGAGGGGGAGAAAATGAGAATCGACCTAGCACTTCTTTTCACTTGGAGAGAAGTTGCAAGAATGAAGAACTCAGTCAATACAAATCTATTGATTATGGATGAAGTGTTTGATAGTTCACTTGATGGATTTGGAACAGAAGAGTTTCTTAAAATTATTAATTATGTAATTAAAGATACTAATGTCTTTGTTATTTCCCATAAGACTGGACTTGAAGATAGATTTGAACGAGTTATAAAATTTGAAAAAATAAAAGGATTTAGTCGGATGGTTAATGTCTGACCACTTTTAAAACTGTCTATTGTAGCAGACATTTGCAAAGAACTGCTGCTACAATATTAGAAGTTCAAAAGCACACCAGATGTCCGTTAATCTAGAAGTCAAAGGTTCTCTTGCCAAATGTCTGGCAACTGAAAACCTGATTATTGAACACAAGAAAGTTCCGACTGCAATGTTCGATGTGGACCGTCGTGTTCTGACTCTTCCTACTTGGGATAAAGCATCTGCGACTGTCTATGACCTTCTTGTAGGACACGAAGTTGGACACGCACTGTTTACTGATAATATCGACTGGACTAAGGATTATCCTGAAGTTCCTAAAGACTTTGTAAATGTTCTTGAGGATGTTCGTGTCGAACGTCTGATGAAGAAAAAGTATCCTGGTCTTTCTCGAACTTTCTATAATGGTTACAATGAACTGAACTCTGATGACTTCTTCTCAACCAAGGAAGAGAATCTGGATGAACTGACTTTCATTGACCGAATCAATCTTTACTTCAAGATTGGTGCGTTTCATAACATTTGTTTCAATGATGCTGAGGATGAGTTCCTGACTCGTGCAATTCAGACTGAAACGTTTGATGAAGTGTTGCAACTTTCTCGTGAAATCACCGAGTTTGTGAAATATAAACGTGAAAAAGTAGATTCTATGCCTACTCAAGGTGGTGGGGAAGAAATGTCTGGACCTGGTGGTGAGGAAGTAGAAGGTCCGCAGGGTTCTTCTACTGAAAATGGAGAGAATCAAGATGGGCAGAACCAAAGTAATCTTCAACAAGATTCGCAGGGTCAGTCTCAAACTGAAGGTGAATCCTTCGGTGATGACCTGAATAAGTCTATGGAAGCACCGAATGGTGGTGGTTTCGGTCAGGAGGCAAGTGATAAGCACGGAGATACTAACAAAGATGAACTAACTTCCAAGACTTCTCGTTCTTTTGATGAAAAGTCTCAAGACCTTGTGGATAAGTTTGCACAAGAAACTAACTATGTGGAACTTCCCAAGATGAATCTTGAGACGATGGTAATTCCTAATGAATTCATTCATAGTAAGGCAAAGTACTTCTACGAGAATTGTGGAACTTATTACGCAGAAACCTTCAAGGTTTCTTGTCAGGAATACAATACCTACAAGAAATCTGCAGAGAAAGAAGTTTCTTATCTGGTAAAAGAGTTTGAGTGCAAGAAGTCTGCAGACCAATATGCTCGTTCTAGCACTGCTCGCACGGGTGTTCTGGATACTTCTAAACTCCACACCTATAAGTTCAACGAAGACCTGTTCAAGAAGATTTCTGTGGTCCCTGACGGTAAGAATCACGGTCTCATCTTCATTCTTGACTGGTCCGGTTCAATGAGTGAGTTTATTCTGGATGCTTACAAGCAACTG